ATGGGGTGTCGCGTCTGCGCCATCTGGAACCAAAAGACACGGCCGAGAGCTTGCTGGAGGAGATCAGCGCCAACGTGCTGGATGTGGTCTCAGATGCCGAGAGTGCCACGGGCGAGCCGCTGCTGATGGGCGACCATTTCGCGGCCATCCAAGCGCGCATGGAGACGTTCGTGCAGGGGCGCAAGGTGATGCTGGGTTTGCCCACCAGCTTCAATTATTTGGACAACATGCTGTGCGGGTTGAAGGGCGGGGAATACATCGTTATCGCCTCACGCCCCGGCCAGGGCAAGACCTCCATTGTGCTCCAGATGGCCGAGCATCTGGCCGTAAAACTCGGACAGCCCGTGGCCGTGTTCAGCTTGGAGATGACTTCGGAGAGCTTGGCCGAGCGGGTGTGGTTTGGGTTCAGCGGTGCGAACTTCCAGCACTACCGCAACGGGTTCATGGAGCAGGAGGACGTGCCAAGGCTGACCGCTGCGGCAGCCAAGCTGCGCCATGCCCCAGTCTGGGTAGATGACACAAGCGCGACGAACATCCAACGGCTGTCCCTTGTGGCGCGCAAGCTCAAGCGCAAGCACGGCATCACGGCGATCTTTGTGGACTACCTCCAGCTCATGCCGGCCACGCCGGGCCGGGAGAACGACATGCGGGCGCGCGAGCTGGCGGACATCAGCATGGGGCTGAAACGGCTCGCCAAGGAGCTGAACTTGCCCGTGGTGGTGCTGGCCCAGATGAACCGCAACGTGGAGCAGGCGGACAACCGGAACCGCAAGCCCGTTTTGAGCGACTTAAAAGACTGCGGACAGATCGAGCAAGATGCGGATGTGGTGGGTTTTCTCTATACCGCCGACCTAAAAAAGCACCAGCAGCAATGGGAGGCAACGGACAACCGCCCTCCGGCGTTCAAGTTTCTGGACGGGTTCAAGCTGCCCGAGGTGGAGGTGGAGGCGATGCGCAAGATGAAGTTTGTGCCGGACTGGTCCCCGATGAACTGGCGCAAGCATCTGCGGCGGATCAACCTGCTCATAGCCAAGCAGCGCAATGGCCCGACGGGCGACTGTGCGCTGGTGTATGAGAGCGCCCGGATGCGCTTCCACGACGCGCACAACCCCGAGGAGGATGAGCCAGCCCCCCCGCAAAAATCCGACTACGGCTCGATGCCCACGGAACAGGAGATGGGAATGTGACCGCTAAACCCCTCACCCCGGCCCGCTCCCCTGCTCTGAGTGAGAACAGGGAAGGCCAAGAATACACCTGTAAAATCTACAACGGGCGCGTGCGGATATACATCAGCGGACGGCTGTTCTTCTGCTTCAACCAACTGGATTTCCGAGGCCTATACGCATACAAGGACGACACCGCGCTTTATGGTTTGGACATTTACTTGATGGATAAAATCGGCGGCGAAACCACGATGGAAATCTATTTCAAGACGAAGGAGGCGTGGTTGAAAACGCTCGACATCATGGACACCCTCGTATGAGCGGCGAGGCGGAAACACCTTTGGATGAGGAAACGGCTCGGCCCGGCTGCGCGTCACGCCGCATCCCATCTTCCCGTGGTTCAATGCCGCCACGGCGTCGTCGCACCCTGCCCTACGCCTACGGGATACTCCGCAACCGAATGGAGATACGGCCAGCACAGCGAGAGCCGATAATCCGGTGGCTCGGCTACCTGAAAGCTAACGGCAACAGCATCGGCACAATCTGCGACCTGTGCGCCAAAGCAACATCAGCCCAACACTTCTACAATGCGGCAAAGCAACTACTGCCGCCGAACGGAAAGGTCAGCGATGCCGCTCACTGAGGCCATGACCGCTGAACCCCTCGCCCCGGCCCTCTCTCCTCCTCCGATGAAGGGCGAGGCGGAAACACCTTTGGATGACGAGTCAGCTCGCCGCGTGCTGGCGCGGCTGCGGCCCGCGCCGCATCCCATCTTCCCGTGGTTCAGCCCGCAGGAGGCGCTCGCGCTGGCCCGCACGGAGGCGGGGCAAGCCACGCTCGCAGCCTTCTTTGCGCGGCGTGAGAACGCCATCCGCGACGCGCTCGCCGACCCCTTCAGCCATGAGCCGGACCTGCCGCACTGGCGGGACGCCGATGAGCTGCTGGCCACGAAGGACCGGGATGGGATAGTGCTCTTCCTCATCCTGCTCGGGGGCAACCGCTCGGCGAAGTCGCGCTTCGCGGGCAAGCGGCTCATGGAGTCCGCCGTGCGGCATCCGCATTGCAAGCTGCTGTGCCTGGCAGAGAACATCGAGGCCAGCATCGAGACCCAGCAGGCGATTCTCTGGCACTACCTGCCCAACGAGTGGAAGGCGCTCAACGGCAAGCAGAGCAAGAAATTCTACATCAAGTATTCCACGCACCACGGCTTCAGTGACCAGCTTCTCTCCCTGCCCAACGGCAGCAAGTTCCTCTTCAAGTCCTACCAGCAGGAGCCGACAGACTTGGAAGGCCAGATGTTTGGCATCGCCGGGACGACGGTGCCGGCGGTGTGGCCGGACGAGAACTTGCGCGTCAACTGGTGGCTCATGCTCCAGCGCCGCCTGCGCTTCCAACAGGCGCAACTCATCTGGAGCTTCACGCCCGTGGCCGGCATGACGCCCACCATCAAGGAGGCCGTGGGCGACGCGCCGGAGACCATCGTGAGCAAGCCCGCCGAGCTGCTGGCCGACCGCGTGAACGTGCCGGGCCTGCCCGTGGGCCACATGCCCTACATCCAGCGGCCCACGACCAGCCGGGCGCGCGTGATCTACTTCTGGAGCGAGCTGAACCGCTTCGGCGACGGGCAGCGCACCTTCTACGACGCGGTGAGGGACGACGTGCGCGGGCGGTCGAGCGAATATGTGGCGCGCATCGCCTACGGCTACACGCGGGACACGGTGGGCCGGCCCTTCCCCAAGTTCGGCGCGTGGAACGTGGTTGCGCCCGAGCACATCCCCAAGGTCGGCACGGACTACATGTTCACGGACCCGGCGGGCGCGCGCAACTGGGCCGCGCTCTGGCTGCGGGTGACGGCGGACGACAAGTTTTACATCCTGGCCGACTGGCCGGACGCCGCGACCTACGGCGAGTGGGCCGTGCCCAACGTGGACAGCAGCGGCGACAACCTGGGCAAGCTCTACAAGGTGGGCAGCGCGCAAAACTCGCTGGGCTTGGGCACGGTGCAGCTCAAGCGCGTGTGGCGGGCCTTCGAGGCCGAGCGCGGCATCGCGCCGTATGCGCGGTTCATAGACCCGCGAGCGGGCCGCAACCCGCACGCAGACGCGCACGGCGGGACGTGCCTCATCGAGCAGCTCGCGCTGGAGGACGAGGGCGACGGCGGCGAGGTGATCGAAGGCATGGAGTTCCTGCCCGCCAGCGGCACGGACCAAGAGACGCGGATCAGCGAGGTGAACAAGCTGCTGCATTGGGAAGACCACCAGCCCTTCGACGCGGTGGCGAACTGCCCGCGCCTCTATGTGAGCCGCGAGGCGCAACAAGTCATCGGTGCCCTCACGCACTGGCCGGGGCCGGCGGGGGGCGAGAAGCACGCATGGAAGGACTTCGCGGATTTGCTGTGCTACATGGCGATGGCGGATTTGCAGCACCGCGACGTGAGCGAGGAGGTTTGTTACACATGAACGCTTTTGAGGAAGAGATTTTGGCGGAGCTGGCCGCACTGCCTCCTGCCGCGCCTGAGAGGTTTAAGCGCGAAGAGGTGGAAATTTATCTGCGCAAGGAGTTTGACAACAGGTGGGAAGGGGTCGAGAACGACGACCACAGCCTGCGCATCGTTGACTTTGTTAGTCATCACAGCAGTCCAGTCGTGCGGGTAAAGTGCGCCGACTTGGTGCTTGATGAGCGCTTCGGCCCCGCGCTTCGGTTCACGCAAATGGGGCGGCTGGACATTGCCGAAACAAAATTGCCAGAGATGGAGTTTTGCGAAGAAGCCCTGACACCCAAGGCGGCGGTTGACGCAGAATTTCTGCTGGATGACTTGGGCGGTGACCGAGCCAAAAACAAT